ATGGCGTCGGGACGGGTTGCCCCTGGGTGCCGTCCTGCAGCAGTGTGAGACCGACCTGTCGCCGCGCGAAGTTCCAGTGCGCCGAACGCAGGCAGCAATCGACGGCGTTTTCCCAGTGGCGCTGAAGCGCATTCGCCTCGTTACTGTCCTCGGTCACACTGGCGACGGTCGAGCGCGTGCCGATAGCATCAAGGGCGAGGTTGTAGATGTCCACCTGGGAGAGCGCCACAGCTCACTTCCTCCCGTAGATCTTTTCTGCCGGTGTGCGCGTGTCAGGCTCGCTGCCGATATCCTCATCGTCTTCCAGCTCGGCCTTCATGTGCGTGATCTGCAGCTCGACGCCAGCCGACGCGCCACCCTCGACGCTGTCGTGCGCGTGCGCGCTGACGACCTTCGTCATCGCCATGATGTGCACCATGTCGCCAACGGCCGGCATTTCGAGGCCGATTTTCTTCAGGTCGTCCTCGGTCAGGTGCAGCCGCAGCCCGTACGGATATTCCGGCGCGGCGGCCGCAAGATCCGACATCGGCTTTGGAGCATCGCGCAGCATGTGCGCATAGTCGTCGGCATCGCTCATGAGAGTCGCTCCCACGGCCCGTTCCCAGCACCCTGCGACAGGCGCGCGTTCGCGGTGCCGCTCGTGAAGGCGGTCATTGCCAGCTGGTACAGCACGCCCGGCTCCGGCTCGCAGACCTTGATCGCGCCCGCCGTCGTGAATGTGATGGCCTCGCCGGTGTGCTCGTTGATAGCCGGCACGAACGTGGCACCCCCGTCAAACGACTTTTCGAGCGTCACTGTGCCAGAGAAGGTGCCTCCGACCGATGCGTTGAAGTGGCCGACAAACGCCGTCGGCGTAGTCGACGCGTTCGCGGCCGCGAGCGCAGCGGCTGCGATCTGGACTGCGAGATCCTGCCCCGTCGGGCTCAGCTTGCCCATGGCGCACCTACGCCGCGGACGGCAGCAGCGCCGCCTTCAGCGCAGCGGCCAGACGCTCGGCCGCCAGCTCGCTTTCGCTTGCCGTGGCGATGTTCGTCATTGCCGCGATCGGGTCGATGTACTGACTCGGGTGCTTTTCCTTCATCGCATGCGCGGGCGCGTTCACGGGATCCATGTGATAGCCCGGCACGCCCTCGTAGACGATCTCGGTGCCTTCCTCGAGCAGCTTGTCGTCGATGTAGGCGCGCTCGAGCAACTTGTAGCGCGGCGGCTCGCCGGATGCGCGGCGCGAATCTTTCTGTTGGTCGGCCATGACTCACCTCGAAACGAATAAAAAGCCCGGGCGCGAACGCCCGGGTGAAGAGCCCACTCCCCATGAATGGGCCCGGAGACTCAGTTGCTGACCGTCACGCCCGGCGGGTAGTAGCGCGGGTTTTCCACGGTGCCGAGCCACGCGATCACGGCGCCCGCCGTGAAGGTGCCCTCCGACACGTAGCTCAGCTGCAGGTAGCGCGGCGCTTCGCCCGTTTCGGGATTGACGGGCGGCATCGGCAACTTCACGCGCGCGCCGGCGGTGAGGCTTTCGACCGGGATCGCACCGGTTTCGGCATACGTCACCCAGGAGCCCGAGCTCGACTGCGAGCCCTGGATCTGGAAGTTGACCGACGTGCCGCCGGCATATGCCGTGGTGACGACCCACTCGACCGTCAGCGCCGGCCCGAGATCAGCGGCCGCGCCGATGTCGCGGAAATTCAGCAGGTCGAGGATGTTCGTGCTGGTCGTGGACGTGTTCGTCGCGAACTGGTTCACACCAGTCAGACCAGCGGGCGTGCCCTGGCCGGTACCGTCGAACAGAAGGTAACCATCGATGATCATGGCGTTTCTCCTACTGGCTTCGCTCGATCAGATCGAGGCTTCGGTGGACAGGATCTGGTCGCACGTGCGCAACGGGATGCCGCGGAAGGTGGTCACGGCCACGCCGTCCCACTCCTCCATCTTCAGCAGCACGTTCGTCTTGTTGAGCGACTGGATGTCGAGATAGGTGCGTACGGTACGGTTCGCGTAGATCGCGAGCTTGCCCATCTGCAGCTGCTGGCCGTCCGGCGCATCCGTGGTCTGCTCGGTCGACACGCGCCGCGGCGCCGTCGGCAACCGGTGCACGCCGCGGATCAGCGCGTTGATCAGGTTCGCGCCGTTGGTGGTCGCCAGCTGGGTGACATCGATATTGGCGAGGCGCACGATGTAACGCCAGTCGCGCACGCACATGCCCATGTCCCACTTGAAGTGGGTCTTGTAGCCCATGTACTGGTTGCCGTTCGCGTCGTGCAGCGGCCAGATACCGAGGTCTTCGTGACGAAGGCCGGACGGCTTGCCCTTCGGGAAGATGCCGTGCGCCGTATTCGGTCCCCAGCACACGATCCAGATCGACGTGTTGGTCGACTGCGTGCCGCCGCACGAGATGACGTTCGCAGCGGTCTGCGCGTTGGCGGTGTTCGACGTGTTGTAGCGCGGCGAGACGCCCATGAAACGCTCGGGGTTCACGGCGGTGTTGCCGTAGAACACGACCTGCGCCATCTGCTGGTTCATGCCCTCGAGGAAGGCCATGTCCTCTGACAGGCGGAAGTCGGCGGTGTTGCCGTTCAGATCGGCCAGATCCTTGTCGATCTCGCTGAAGCATTCGAGCATGCCGCAGTTGTCAGTGATCTGCGCGGTCGTGCTCTTGGTCTTCTGGACGCCGTAGTTCAGCAGGCGCCACGTCGCGGCCGGCAGGCCGGTGCGGACGGTCGTCTTGTGGCCGGTGGCGAGGTTACCCTCGACGACCAGCATGTCGTCCATGATTTCGTTGGTCTGCGAAAGCAGATTAATGATCGTCGCGACCTTGCCGTCGTCGTCGATCCGCTTCGCCCAATCCGCGTAGGTCAGGGCGAGACCACCCAGAAGCGCTGCCATTGAGATACTCCTATGAGCTCATATGCAAATCTCCTTGTTTTGAGTCGTCTTCGGTTGGCCGTGTCAAGGTGAGGCCGTTTCGAATCGCGACGCAGAGCGGTTAACCTTCGTAGCCGTTTCCGAGCTTCGCCTGCGTGGGGTACAGCGTCGCACCCGCAGTCTTCTGCTCGCCGGCCGGCTTGTTTCCTGCTACAGGCGAAGATGGCATGTGAACCTGGAGCATCTTGAAAAGACCTTTCAGGATGGTCGGATGATTCGTGCCGCTGCCGTAGACATCCATCGCAGCGAAAAAATCCTTCGCATCCTCGCCGAGCACTGCATTCATCGCGGTCTTCATGGCACCGAGGTTTTTGTCGAAGTTCGCGCCACCGATTACGGGGTCGGCCTTCGCCTGATCGGACCACTGCTTGTTCAGATCGACCCAGGCCTTCACCTGGTCGTTCATCGCCGCCTGACGCGCGCCGTCAACTGCCCCGGCTAATTCAGAAGTATAGAGGTCAACGAGCTGCTGCGCTACGTCCTGCGAAACTTTCGCACTGCCTACGATATCGGTGAACGACTTCAGCTTTTCGTCGTCGACCGTTACACCCTCGGGAAGGTTGAACTTCTCGTAGGTGACGGGCTGATCCTCGGGCTTCGGTTGACCGTCGTCGGGTTTCGGCGCATCGGCAGGCTGCTCCCCGGGTGGCGCGTCACCCGGCGGCGCGTCGCCGCTGAGCGCGCTTTTCGGCATACCGTTCACCGCGCCGGTCGTGGTCGCCGCCGGCGCCGCCGGGGTGCCAGTGGCAGCGGGAGCAGGAGCGGCGGCGGCCGGAGCTGCTGCAGGTCCACCGCCGCCAGCGCCGCCATCACCACCAGCCTCGTCGAGAAGCGCCCAGCGCGCCCAGAGTCGCATGAACATCAGCTGTTCTCCTTCATCATCAGGATGTATTCGTCCAGAAAGTACTTGTGCAGATCCGCGAAGATCGGCATACCCGCATTGCGCTGGCCGAGGTTGAAATAGTCTTTGCTGTTCCCGTTGAACGCGGTACTGAAAAGACCGCACGACGACAGGTGCGACCACATCCACAGCCGCCCATTTGCCGTGGACATGATCTGGCGAAGCCCGTCGATCCGGCGCGCTTCGGTCGCCTTTCGGCCTTTTTCACGCTCGGCGACGTCGCGCTCGTTGCTGGCGTCGTAGCCGTGCTCAGTGGACTGCTGCATGCGCATCCTCCGCAGTTTCGACTCGCTTGGCCGGAATGCCGAACGCCTGCTGGCCAAGGTGCTGGATATGGAACGAGGTCACCCAGTCGAGCCATACCTTGAACCCGAGCTCGCGCGCACGACGGCAGAAGAAGTAGTCCTCGCCCTCGATCTGCGGCGGCTGTCCTTCGACGCGCGTCACAGGCGTCTGGAACGGTAGATCGCCGTTGAAGGCGTCGAACACCGACATCTTGATCAGCAGGCAGCCGCCCGGCAGCGCGCCCACCTCGAGCAGCTCGCCGGGCTTCACAGCCTCGCCGGCGACGATATCGGCAAGGTCGCGGCCGTCAACGCCCTTCCCCAGCAACGGGTGCGGCGGCCGGCGCTTCACGTACGTGCCGCCGACGATGTCACGATCGAACGCCAGGAGGCGGCGCAACGTCTGGCGATGCAGGATCAGGTCGCTGTCGATGAAAAGCATGTGCGTGGCACCGAGCGCGCGCGCTTCGTCGACGGCACGGTTGCGCGAGCCGATCAGCAGCGAATCGCGCACGTTCACGAGGCAAATCGGGATCGGCTCGAACGACTGCTGGTCGATTTCGAGAATGGCGTTCGACTGATGCGCGAGTGCGGCGAGCGACATCGCAAAGTCGGCGTGCACCATGTCGGTGGACGGTACGCAGATGGCAACTACGGTCATGGGGAGGGTCTCCGTGTGTGAGGTTGCGGGAGAGTTAGACCGGCACTAGCCGGCAATTCGGTGAAACGTGGGCGAGCGGCCCCGCAAGCAGATGCTCCGCTTTCTCCCGGGAGAAATGCGTGGCCTCCTCGCGATGAGCCGTCCAGCCACCAAGCGGCGAGCCGAAGTCGCGGCCGAGCTTCTCACTCAGGTAGGTGACGCCCGCGCTGATGCCCTGCTCGATGACGACGAGATCGCTCATTTCTTCTTGCCCTGATTCGGGTACAGCTTCTCAGCTGCGCTGCTGCCAAGTACGCGGTCAGCCTTCGCGTCGATGCGCTCTTCCTCGGCCTTCGACATGCGGCCCGCGTTCACCGCCTGCGAAGCGCGCGCTTTCGCGTTGCGCGCATGGCTTTTGTCGTTCACCGGGTAGGAGCGGCCCGGGCCCGCGAAATCGCTTGCGGGCAGGCGCTTACGCGCAGCTGCGTTGAGCTTGGCCACGATCAGGTCCCGTCGTTGTCGGCAGAAGCCTGTTTCGGGTACAGCTTCGACGCTGCGCTTTTCTTCTTCGATGGCGGCCGCCTGGTCGTCGTGGCGACGTCGGCAACCGTGTCCTGGGCCGTCGGATTGAGCTTGCCCGGCGCGCTCGCGTTCGCTTGCTGCTGAAGAATTGCGGGTGGAATTTGCGTTGCCATGGCAGGCCTCAGAGGGGTTTTGTGGTACCGGTGCGCGGGTCGATTTCGAGCGGGCGCTGATCCGGCTGGATAACGACGATGCGATCGCCGGGCAAAAGTGCAAGCTCGCAACCCGGGCCGCCGTAGCCGCGTGGAAGCGGGCACACACGCGCGGCGCCCTTCACTGCCACACCAACGAGTCCGGTCGCCTCGCTGAAGACGAGGCGCGCGTTCGGCACGGCCTGCCTGTACAGGCCCGGGTCGAGCGCCTGGTCCTCGATTCGCTGCAGGTTGAACTCGCGCTCGCGGCGTTCTTCGAACAGGCGCCGATCGGCGCGCGCGGCACCGGGCCGCACGAGCGTCAACAGGCTGTCCGGATCGATTACCTTCTCGCTCATGCCGCCTTGCCTCCCAGCATCATTTGAAGGGCGTTCTGGCCGCCGCCCACGTCGGTGTTGCTCAGCGTCTGCGCGCCCTGCGCGGCGGCGAGACTGTTCTGCATTGCGGCCTGCTGCTGCATCTGTGCGTTGCGCTTCGCGCGCAGCTGCGCAACCTTGGCCGACGCGACGATCACCTTCGGCGAGACGCCAAGCATGTCGGCGTACTCCTCGATTGCTTCGTCGAAGTCGAGGTTGTCGAGCGCTTCCGGCTTGGCCGCGGCCATGTTGCCGACGAATGCGAACAGGCGCTCGATCGCCGTCGTGCTCGCCGCTCGCTGCGCCTCGGCCAGCATGGAGATGTACTCGACCTTGATTTTCTGGCCAGCGAGCTCGCGCGGCGCCGGCGGCAGAAGACCACCGCGCAGCATGATGTCGAACACGGCCTCGATGGCAGGGTCGAGTGCTTCGTTCTCGAACCGCTCGAGCACCGGGCCGAGCTGCACCAGCTTTT